AAATATAAGTTTGTGCCTTCTGCTAAATCTGTTGTGCTTTTAGGCATATTGTATGTGGTTGTGCCATCAAAAAATTCCCAATCATCATCTGTTTCATTCCATTTGATGTATGCATTGTTGAGAGCAGATCCGCTTCTATCAACATATATAAATGCATCTCTTGCACTTGCGTTGCCATAATTCAATGTTATGCTGTTGTCATTTACTAACAGATCCACAACATTTACATAATCTATATTACCGGTAACTTCTAAATTACCCACAATAGTACTATCACCTGTGATATATAATGGTCCTGCGTTAATATTACCAGTAGCATTTACAGATCCTGCTGTATTAAGATTACCGCCTGTTATATTGCCTGTAATACTTGCTAAACCACTAGTAATTAAATTACCACCAGTTATATTACCTGTAACACTTGCTAAACCGCTAGTAATTAAATTACCACCAGTTATATTACCTGCAATATTTGCTAAACCTGTTAAATTAAGATTTACTCCATCTATATTACTTAAGCTGATAATATTACCACCTGTAATATTACCCGATGCTGAAATATTTGTTGGTGTTATACCTTGAAAATTAACTACAGAAGTATAATATTTTACACCATCATATGTAATTGTAATAATATCTCTACCTGTTGAAGGAGTGCCACTTAATGTTGTATAGTCATCAACAAATTCATAATTTGTCCAATTAGATGTATATGTTGTAGTATCTAAATTATGACCACCAATAGCATCTTGAACTAAAATTAATGTTGCTGATCCACCTGCTTGAATATTTGTTAATGTTATACCTGTAATATTACCAGTTATATTAAATTGATGTATTGTGCCATTTGCTATATTAGCTGAAATATTACCGCTAACGCTACCGTTATTGATTACAGTTTCTTGATATTGAGTAAGTGTTATATTTGCTAAACTTTGTTCTAAACCAATTATACCTGTTGAACTATCATATGTTATTGGTGAAGTATTACTGAATAATGCTCTTATTTCTGTATTAGATGCACCAATTATACCTGTTGAACTATCATATGTTATTATTGGTGAAGTATTACTGAATAATGCTCTTATTTCTGTATTAGATGCACTAAAAATACCGTTTGAAGTATCATATAATAATCCATATCCATTACTTAATTGTGTTCTAATAGCTGCATTTGAAATAATTGCAGCATTACTTACCGTAACATTTACTGGTGTGCTAGTTACGGTAACTACATTTGAAGTAGTATTTACACTTATATTAGCCGCTGTTGAAGTTACTGAAATATTTGCCATGTTAACTCCTTATAATGCTATAAAACCCGCTTCATCGCGAGGATTACCTGGAGTTACATCTGGTTCGTATCTTTCTAAAATTACCCAACGGTGTGAATCAGTTACATTTGAAGTTGTATCTGTCCAACTAAAACCAACCACCGTGCACGGCACATTTGCTCTAGCATTAGGCACAATGTTACCTGTATATCTATTTTTAGGTATTGTTAATCTAACTATGCCAGCGCTTAAATCATTTGTATCAATAAATGTGTTTGATATTTCAGCATTTGCAAAATAACCAACTACTGATGTATTTGCAAAATTTACATTACCACTAATTCTATCGTATGTGACTTCATCAAGCACTAATGTTTGATAATCTGCTTCAAAAGTATAATTGGATATGTTTGCTCCAAAATCATATGTAAATTCTTTTTGTGAAGATGGAAATAATTCCACCACTATTTGATTAGAACTTCCACCTATAAATTGATGAAAGTCAAGTAAACGTCCTGACATTGTTGTTCGCCTCCTAAAGGATCTTGTTATAACACTAAGGCATTATAACCGTTATTTTGTTTATTGTATTTATCAAAAAAATGTTAACTGTGGTTAAAACTCATATATTCTGTAGGATAATACACAAAAATTATACCTTCGCCGCCGTGTGTTCCATTATTATTTGTGGCAAATAAACCACCTGATCCTCCGCCACCTCTAATGCCATGATATTGTGGTAAACCACTATTACGCGATACATTTCTTGCTCCTGGTTCAACGCTAAAACTAACATCTGTATTAGCATGTCCAATTAAAGTTCCACCAGCACCATTTGTTAATGCCATACCTGCTATATAATCATAATCTACACCACCAATACTATTGCCACCACCTTTTTGAGCACTTGCACCACCACCTGAAACATACCAATAAGAAACATTGCCTGCAGTTTCAGGATCTTGTGCTTGTTCAACTGGTTGAGGAACTGCTATACCGCTCGTATTTGATAAATTAACGTATGATTGTGACGTATTATTCCAACTGGTAACATTTCCGCCTGTTAATGCAGCTACAAATACATTTCCACCACCTTGCGGAGCACCCATTGGGTGATGAAAATTAGTGCCACCACTTCCACTATTACCTCTTTGACTTGATAATCCACCAACACCAGCTGGTGCTTTACGTGAATATATTGTGCTTGATGGACCTATATTAGTAATATTGCTTTGTGTAAGACCTATTAATCCTAAGTTTGCTGTTGGTATACTTTGTAAAAAAGCAGGATCACTAGATGGTAATTCTATGTTTGCTTGTGATGCATCTGCTGGTAATCCAACACCGCCAGCAGCACTACCACCTAACGGAGTATCTATTGTATTACCAAAAATACCACCAGATATAAATGCAAAACCACCAACACCCTTTTTAAATTGATATGCTGGTAAACCTTGTGATGAATTACTTGGATTATTTATTATTGTATGACCACCAGCACCCCCATATGCTGTAAGAGATCCTTGTGTTTCATGAAAACCAAATGTAGTGTTTCCACCTTTTGCTAATGGAGTTGTGCTTAAATTACCTGCAGATGTATATTCTGCTTGACCGCCATTACCTAATGTTATAGAAATATTACCTGTTGAATATACATTACCTGGTGCTTTATAATATATAACTTCACCACCAGCACCACCTCCGCCTGAACAACTTGTATTACCAAAAAAGAAATTAGAACTAAATTTACTTTTACCGCCTGCTCCGCCTCCACCAACTATAATTGCTGTGACAAAGTTAAATGGATCATCCGAATCACCTGTGCTGGTTACAACCATATCATCCCATATTTTAGCATTGCTATAAGAACCATTTGCTGCTGTTTCATAACTATCAAATATATGCAATGTATGATCATTTAATGTGCTTGCATTAGCACTCGTAGCTGTAAAAGTATTTGCTTGACTTAATGTTATATTACTACTTGTTGCTAAAGAAAGATTTGAATTTGGGCTAATTAAGTCTAAATAAAATACAGTATTAATATTAGAATAATTTGCCCATACATTCATATCATAAGAAAGGTTTGCATTTCCATTACTGTCTAATATTATATTACCTGATATTGAACCATTTGCAAACATACTATTAGAAGCATTAACTAAAGAATAATTTAATTCAGCATTAGCTAAATTTGATGTAATGCTGTATATTATTTTATTTTTATAACCTGGTCCATATGTTGCGTTACTATCATAACTTGTTATAGTGGGCGTTACAGTGAGTTGTCGCACAAAAGCATTACCACTTGTGCCCAAATGATTTCTATATAAACCTAATTTGCTACTTCCTAAAGGCATATTTTATTCTCCTGCATCTGGCAATGTTATGCCATTTTCTTGTGCCCATACATCAATATCTATCACTTCACCGTTGATCATTATTTTTCTTTCTGCTGGACCTGTCCAAACACCGTCAGCATCGAATTTTGTCATAATAATTATTTCTGGACTTAAACTTAACATCTTTACTCCTTATGCTGGTGGTGTGGGCCACACTATGTTATTTGCGTTACTACAACTGTGATAATCTAAATCTCTTAGTGCTTGTCTATATGTTGCCCATTCTGCTTTCTTAGCATCACTTAATGGTGAATCTGCACCTTGTGTCCAATCACTTTTAAGTAATCTTATATCTCTTTGTTGTTTGACAAAATCACATGCTCTTGGTTTACGCAATGTTCTTGCTATAAAGGCATTATTTTCTATATCATATGCTTGTGTTTTAGCACTGAAGAAATCACCATTGATTTCACTTTCAGGCTTACACATCATATTGATATTTCTGTTTATACCGCAATTATGTTCTGCTTGTTGATGTGTAAGCATTCTGCCATAATATATTTCACCTGTAACACTGTTATAAAATATATGTAATTGTCTTTTCATTATGGTATTAATCCTCTATAAGCATCTGCTTTGGTTTGACGTTTGTCAGCATTATTAATTTCAAATGCTCTATTTGTTGCTGTATTACTCAATGTGCTGTTTGCAAAATGATATACACTCATGTTATTAGGCAAATATGCTTTTGTATCACTTGCTGGCGGTCTACCTAAACCGGTTGCTATAGCATTACCTCTTGCTTCTGTTATTTCATAATCAAAATTATCACTAATTGGTGGGATTACATTATCTGAAACTACCTGCACACCACTTCCATAATAAGTTTCACTTACATCACTGTTTGCATTTGCTGTGAGTGCTCCTGTTCCAGCATCTACATCAAATTCTTTATAACCAATTTCTCTTGCGCCTAAATAACTCACAGTATCAGCTGTGGGATTCAATGTGCCATATGCTAAAGCATTATTAATAGCACTATATGTGCCTTGATCAGCACCACCTAAAGGCACATTGGTAACTGGTGCTACCAAACTATTTGCTGTGCCTAAATCAGCATTTGCTAATGAAGCATTTGATACATTTGTATTTGATAAATCTTGATCATTCTGCAATCCAACACCAATATCTTGAATATCTGCTGTGCTTATTCTGCCTGGGTTACTCATTGTAACATTAGGTATTCTGGTTTTAGGTGTTTGCCATTGCCCGCCACCACCTTCGCCGCTTACATCTATATTTGTGACAAAATCTGGTTCAAGTGGTGATGCTGGATATCTTGCATCTCGTCTAGGATTGCTAGGTGTGGGCACTGACAGATTGTAATTGGCATTTGGTTCATAATATTTTGAACCATCTGGTGGTGGTATTCTATAAGGTGCTACACCTGAATAACCTCCGCCTTCGCTACCCATATCTATTACCATATTTTCAATACCTGGTGTATTAGGTGTTGTTACAGGTATGTTTGTGATTGGCACATCTGGTTTGGTTGTGATACCATCTAAATTGATATTTGCCCAATCTATGTTACCATAATCTATATTACCTACTATATTACCAGTTCCTGGATCAACCACATTGGCATTTGCATTTACAGGATCGGTCACAATCACATTGCCCGGTATTGTGACATTTGCATTACCAACAATGCCACCCCACCATCCTGGAATACCGCTTAGTCCCACAGCACCATCTGATTGAACAGTGTTATGTGTATATATGGTATCATCATATTCTAATAATATAACATTAACCATTAACATTGCGTCATTACTTTCTTTTTCTGTAACACGCATACATCTAAATAGCTTTTCACTAAATCCATATAGACTGCTTGTTACTTTTACAACATCACCTACATCAACTTGAATAGCACTATAATCAGCATCAAATGTTAATACTGTGCTAAATCTACTTTGACGTAAATCAATATTGGCTAAATTTTCTACACGTGATCTATCATTTACTAAATTAAATCTAGCATTCAATACATTATCAGGTTCATTTGTGTTTCTATCACCGCTAGGTGTGCTAACTATTACTATATTGGTTTGATCTTTCTTTTCAAAGCTAGGATATTCTGCTTCTATACCATTATATAAACTGTATAGTTCAGTTGAAGTTATATCAATTTTACCAATAATGTTTTCATCATTAAACACAAAAGCATTTGCTTTTTCACCTACAGTAGCTTCTCGGTTAGGAATAACTGCAAATTTGCCTTGTTTAGGATTATATGTAAAATACGTCGCACAGCTCATACAGAGCTCGTCTATGTTGGTTTTATTGGTTTGATAGGTACTTAGCATACCATCAATCTTCCATCTATCATGTTGTTGTGTAATATTACCAGTTGTTATATAATCAACTTGTGCTGTGCTATAATCATATAGACTATCAAAACTGGTTAAATCTAAATCGGCATTTGATAGTTTTGCACCATATCTATCTGAACGCAAATAATCTAACATCACATTACTTGGTTCATTTAAACTATTGGTCATTTTAAAGTTAATGGCACCTAAACCAACTAAATTGTTTTCTGGATCATAATCAACCTCAAAAACAGCATATACCAAGTCTTGATAACTTGTGCTTGCGGTAATTGTAGGTAATAATGTTGTTGCTGCTACGGGTGTAACACCTACACCTGTTGGAAATATTTGATTACCACTTGCTGTTCCTCCAGCATATACTCTACAACGCATTTTGCCTGCTATTCTATTTGATGCAGTAGCATTAGGATCTGTAACACTTTGAACCACGTGAGCATTTGCTCCTGTGCCAAAATTAAGTGTTTGGTCGTCTCTATAAATATTTTGAACGCTGAATGTGCCACTGTCAGTTTTTTCACTGATACACATCACATATACCATTGTGTTATTTTGATTCTTAATACCGGCATCAACTATAATACCACCTGTAAATACACTACCATAAAGAACGGGTATTTTATTATCTGTTGCGG